TTTAATTGCAGAAGATAATCAAGATTGGGGACGGCTTGCTGAAAAATTCTTTGACTTTGGGCTTGACAAAGAAGATTTTTTTGGTAAAAAGGATATAGAAAACTCAGATCAGGTAAATGAAGACTGCATTTTCTCATCAGAAAAAATTGTTATTTCGGATGGAAAAATTTACGCTTCAAAACTATCATGGAAAAATGATCAACCAAAGGTTGACAGATATTCAAAAGTAGTTGATCATCCTGACTTCTGGGAAGAGGCAGAACACTTCTATATTCTTAAAGATGAGCGAAACACCAAAAATCGACAGGCCATCAGTTCGTGATGAACGCGGACTTATCAACAATGTAAACTACATCTTTAATAAAGATGGTACAGTAAATTGGCGCGCAATGGTCAACCCTACGCACCTTTACCCAAATAAAGATTGGTTCAATCGTAGAAACCAACCTGTTCCAGAGACAGGCGATGGTCTTCGCGACGAACAGCTTCTGATTAAGCTGGGGGGAATCAAGGAGGTCGCAAAGCTTCGTGGCTATTCTCGCGTTCAATTCCAGTTTCCAAAGCTGGAGCGTGATTATGTCGTAGCTTCATGTTCTATTGATTGGATCAATAATTTCGAAACTAATGTTAATAGCTCAGAAGATGAATGGACTACGATTTCGTCTATGGATGTTGCAAATGCAACTTTTGAAAATACAGATGGCTTTGGGCAAAAGTTTCTTGAGACTATTGCGGCAAACCGTTCCTTTGTTCGCACAGTAAGAAATTATCTTGGAATTCATATCGTTGGTGAAGATGAAATTGCCAAAGGCAATGGAGCCAAAGCCTCCGCTCTAACTGTAGATGGATCTGCTGATGTTTCTCCGCAAGGAATTCTTAGCAAAAAATTTGCTGAAACTGGAGGCGAATTCTCAGACTTCAAAAAGTGGCTTCGTGAACTTTGGAAAGACGAATCTTATCGAAATGAAGATGCAGCCAATTGGAAGTCTTGGTCAGATATCCCTTCGAAAGAAGCTCGCGCACTTCTTAAATTCATTAAATAATGGTTAAGAGAATAATGGATATCAAGGAACTCCGCTCCATCTTAACTGAGATGGAGCAGGGTGATCTTCTGCAAAAGGTTCTTAAAAAGCAGCGTCATGTTGCTGGGGATTGGAACATCGATCATCTGAAAGATCAGATATATCAGATCCTTTTATCTTTCAAGGAAAATGCTGTTGTCTTTGTTCATTTTGAAAATGACAAACCTACATCTATTTTTGTAGGTATAATTACCCAAGATTGGGCTTGCGGTAAAATGGGTCTAAATGAAATCATTTGGGTCTCAACTAGCAAGTCAGGCATTGGAGGCTTCAGAGTAATTGAAGCTGTTGAAAAACATATCGTTGCAAAAGGTATTGACTTTTTGTCGTGCCATTATATGTCTAATGGCGGTGATCCAAGAATCCAAATGTTTTATATGAACAACGGATTTAGTTTGGATACACTAACTTTTGTTAAGCGTTACAAATAATTCTAGCCAGAAATTTTCTTTCATGGCTGATTGTGGTTTTCATGTAAAACCATTTACCCTATTTTACTTTTTATGAAAAAATTAATGACAGTAAAGAAGAGAAGCGGAGAAATTGAGAAGTTCGACGCCGATAAAATCAATAAAGTTCTTGAATGGGCTTGCACTGGCATCAACGATACCTCTTTTGAGGAAGTTGCTATGAATGCAAACCTTTCTTTCTTTGATGGAATCTCATCTAGAGATATCCACAACACATTGATTGAAGCTGCTGCTGGATTAATTTCTGAAGAAAAGCCTCAGTATCAATATGTTGCTTCTCGTCTTTTAAATTATCAATTACGCAAAGAAGTTTGGGGCGGCAAAAATGCCCCCAAGCTTATTGATTTCGTAAAAGATAATATTAAAAATAAAGTTTATGATCCCGCCATTCTTGAATGGTATGATGAGCGTGAGTTTCATAAGTTCGATGAATGCCTTCGTCATGATCGTGATTTTATTTTTACATACGCTGGCATTAAGCAGCTTTGTGAAAAGTATCTAGTTCAGAACAGAACTACCAAGAAGCTATACGAAACCCCGCAATTCGCCTATATGCTTATTGCAATGACCTTGTTCAAGGATTATAAGGGTGATCGGACTAATTATATCAAGAAGGCTTACAATTATTTTAGCCAACATAAGATTAATCTTCCCACGCCAATCATGGCTGGAGTTAGAACAACTCTAAAGTCTTATGCTTCTTGTGCCTTGTTCAGCGTAGATGATTCGTTGGATTCTATCTTCGCTAATAATAGCGCCATTGGTTTTGCTACTGCAAATCGTTATGGCATCGGTATTAACGCAAGTCGTCTTCGCGCCGTCAATGCGCCAGTTAAGGGTGGCATGGTTAGTCATACTGGACCAGTTCCATTCCTTAAGATGTTTGAGTCTACCGTGAAGTCTTGCCATCAGAACGGCATTCGTGGTGGCTCGGCAACAGTGAATATGGCTTGGTTCCATCATGATATTGAAGACATTCTTGTTCTAAAGAATAACGCTGGCACTGATGATAACCGAGTTCGTAAGCTTGATTACTGCATTGGGTTTGATCGTACATTTTATGATCGTCTAATTAAAAACGAAAGCATCACTCTTTTCTCTTATCATGAGGTTCCAGAACTTTGGAATAGCTTTGGTATGCCCGAGTTTAAAGAGCTTTACGAAGCGGCAGAAAAGAATAAGTCTCTCAAGTTTAAAAAGATAGTAAATGCTCGCGATCTGTTCTTCTTGTTCTCTAAGGAGCGTGTAGAAACTGGCCGCATTTATTTGATGAATGTTGACCATGCAAATTCACATGGCTCTTGGAATGCCCAAGTAGATACCAGCAATCTTTGCCTTGAGGTTAATCATCCGCTCAAGCCAATCAAAGATTTGAATGATCCTAATGGAGAAATCGGCGTTTGTATTTTATCTGCCGTTAATCTTCTTGAAGTAGTTAAGGATGAGATGGAATCTGTATGCGAAATTATTGTTCGTATGCTTGACGCCCTAATCGATCATCAAAATTATTTCGTTCCTGCCGCTGCTAATTTTGCCAAGAATCGTCGCAGTCTTGGAGTTGGCGTCAGTAATCTCGCTGGCTATCTTGCTAATATTGGAGTTAAGTATACCGATAAGAATGCTGCCAACAAAGCTGCCGCTATCATGGAACTTGTGAGTTATAATCTCATCAAGGCTTCAGTTAAGATGGCTCAAGAAAAGGGTCCATGCGCTTTGTTCTCTGAAACAAAGTTCTCAAAGGGCGTTCTGCCAATTGACACTTATTGCAAGAATATTGATGAGTTCGTTACTGAAAAGCTTCATTGCGATTGGGAAGATCTGCGAAAGGAAATCAAAGCTCACGGTATGCGTCACAGCACTTTGACTGCTTTGATGCCTGTCGAATCTAGTTCTGTAATTCAATCATCAACTAATGGCATTGAGCCTCCACGCTCATTGATTTCTTATAAGCGTTCAAAGGCTGGTGTTATTCCTGTTGTTGTTCCTCATATCAAAAATAACAAGGATAATTATACTCTTGCATTTGAAATGCCGAACAATCAAGGATATTTAAAAGTAGTTGCTGCTCTTCAAAAGTTTGTTGACATGAGCATTTCAACTAACCTTTATTACAACGCCACTCGCTATCCAAATAAAATTCCAAGCCAAGGAGAACTTGTTGGAGACTTAATGTTGGCTTATAAGTATGGTATTAAAAATCTTTACTACACAAATACGTTTGACGGCGACACGCAGACCGCATTACATACGAAACAAGAAGTTAAACAAGAAGTAAAAATCGAAGAACCGCAAGATGACACCCAAGGCTGCGCGGGTGGAGCTTGCACCCTATAAAAATGAAAACCGTACTTAACACTGTAAACGTGGACTCACTTAAACAACCGCTCTTCCTTGGCGAAGACTTGGCGATTCAAAGGTATGATCGCTTAAAGTATCCCAAGTTCTATGATCTTTATGATCAACAGATTAATTTCTTCTGGCGACCACAAGAAGTTAATCTTACAAAGGATGCGGCTGATTACAAGAACCTTTCTCCAGAAGAGAAGTTTGTTTTCGACAGCAATCTGCGCTTCCAAACTATGACAGATTCAATGCTATCCCGTAGCATTAACTCTCTTTCTGATTACGTCAGCAATCCAGAACTTGAGATCTGCATGAATGTTTGGTCATTCTTTGAAACTATTCACAGCAATAGTTATACATATATCTTGCAGAACGTTCATCCTGACGCCACAAAGTTCTTCGACTCTATTTTGGATGATAAGGAGATCGTCAAGAGGGCGCAGTTTATCTCCAATAAATACGACGCTTTGCTTAATACCAAGAGCAATGATCCAAGGCAGCAAATCTTCGATGCGCTTCTTTCAACCCAGATCACCGAAGGGGTAACCTTTTATGTTTCATTCGCTTGCTCATTTTACTTTGGGTATCGCGGAAAGATGGAAGGGAACGCTAAAATTATTAATTTAATTTCGCGTGATGAAAATCTTCACGTTGCGATCACTCAGAACATCATGAAGATTCTTCGTGATCAGCCAAAGGAAGGCTTCCAAGATATCTTTAAAAAGAATGAAGATCGTATCTATGAAGCTTATCGTATGGCCGTAGATGCAGAAAAAGACTGGGCCGATTACTTGTTCTCAAAGGGAAGCTTGATCGGTCTTACTGCTGATTCCCTCAAACATTATGTTGAATGGCTTGCTGATAATCGCCTTACTTCAATGGGATACAAGAAGCTTTACAACGCTAAAGGTAATCCTATTGCTGGATGGTTGGACAGCTTCTATGACAGCAAGAAGATTCAAGTTGCTCCACAAGAGACTGAAATCTCTTCTTATGTAAAAGGCGTAGACAGTAAGATTGACGAATCCGTATTCGATATTAAGTTTTAAACGCTCAGGACACTTCCTCTTGGATCTGTCCAACCGTTTTCATCGTTAATAAGAGTTACGCGCTCATCTTTTCTAAGGATGGAGATCAATTCTCCATCCTTATATTTTATATAGATTAAGTGCTGGCCCTTGTTAATAAAGGTATAAGTTAAGTTTGTTGGAACTGAACTTGGCAAGATTACCGTTGAGTTGCTTTGAGTATCGAATACAATTATTCTTCTGCCTAAGTCATTTTCAGTAACATAATATGGACTTTCTATACGAACAACTTTGCCATTTGTGCCAATTGTCGTAACACCATTATATTGAAATACTGTATTTAATGCCGCATCTCCAGCGCCAATTGCAGTCCAGTTTACAGATTGCCCAAGACTTACAATTTTATAATTGTAATTCTTTGTCATATCATCTGGGTCTATCTGGATTGTTTCTTCATCAGCGCCGCCATCAAGCGTAACTCTTGTATGTAGTACGCCAGCAATTTCTTTTGGAGATGGCTTTAGGAAGCCACTTACAACATTTGAAATTGGGCCGTAGCCGAAATCATCTTTTGCAAGCAATCTAAAATAATACCAATTTCCTGTTTCTGGAGATTCTAATCCATCTAATTCGTCAACCGAAAACGAATTAACATATGATCTTGTGTTTTGCAATTGAATATTTTTAAAGAATGTCTTTGACTTGCCAGCCTGAGAGGTCAAATCGACATCAAAAACTCTTTTTACTTTACCATTTGACCCCGCTGGAGTTGTCCCATTGTAAATAAATTCAACTCCAAGTTCTGCTATTGGCGCTCCCATTGCAGTCCAGTTTACTGTTGCGCCTAAACTTGTTATTTCATAAGTTTGGCCTAATGTCATGGATTGACCATTAACGATAGTTATAATATCTGGATAACCTACTCCAGTATATAATTCTACAGATAGAACATCTTTGTTTGAAGCCGCTGAATAACAATTAAATTCTATTCTACCATCAGCTACTTTTTCTGGGAAGATAGTAAAAGCTAATCCAGAAAAGCCAGTTTGATTAGATGGAATTGTTGATAAGTCAGATATACCTAATATATTACCTTTTGTTTTTGGTATAATTCTGCCTTCAGTTTGACCAAAAGCTTGATAATGTTCTTTACCAAAGCTCTCTGGCGTTGCATTTTTATCTCTCTTTAAAACATCGTCATAATAATAATTAGTTAGATCTTCATAAGAAAAGACATAGGCGGCATAATCATTATCAGTTCCAACTCCCTTTTTGTTAATGGTTATGCCGTTATCAACAACAGATCCATTGCCAGCCAATCCTTTAGCATAAGCGAAAGCAGCTACAATATCTTCATAGATGGGAATTCTTGTTTCATCTTCGCTTCTGAGTAATGCTCCGTTTGAATAATTTCTTAAACCAGAACCAGTTACAATACCATCAGTTCCACTATTCCAAACCGCTGTTCTTGCAAATGTTTGATTGCCATATATCCCTGTCAGTATATAGTAAGGTGAATTTTGGAAGCAATCTACAACTTCAATATCAGAATACTCTGGCGGAATGTTGTACGCATTATAGGTTCCAGTAAAAGTTTTATTATTTATATCTGTCACTTCAACTCTTAAACCAAAGTTTCTTGAATCTTCAACAGTTTCCCAATTGCTGTCTTCTCTATTTATAAACTTTTTATTATCATTGATATCTATCTTATAAGAAAAGCCCTGATAATTTTGTTCTTGATGTAAAACATTTCCGCCAATATCTAGAACAGAAATCTTTACTTTTGGCGTAAAATTCAAGAAAGGATTTTTACGCATAGACTCGACTGAATTAATAACTCCTCCAGTTGGGTCCATATAAGCCCATCTGAAAACTAAATCCCTTGAAGTAAAGTTACCATTTCCTGCTCCAACATGAGTTGTGCCATTATGAGAAACGGAATACTTAAGACTATCAGTATCTGCTGTTTCAACGTACATTCCGCTTACGAAAACAGATTGCATAGTTTGCCCACCAACAGATAAACTTGCTGGTGGCAACACTTGGATTGATGCTCCTAAGTTATCTTCAGATAAGAATTTATAAGGGGATGGGCCTTGAGAATAAATATTAATATCATATTGGCCCCAATTATCATTAACGGCTGCTTGAATATATTTTTGAGCAGCGCCAGATTCTACAAATAACGCCTCAGTTAAAGATGAGACACTTGAAGAAGAATAGTCTGGTCTGCTAAGATATATTTTATATCCAGTGATCGGAGTTGTTGTAACAGGCGACCAAGTTGCATAAATGCCAGTTGGTTTATTGCTTCCATTCAAAAGCGTGCCAATGGATAATAATGTTGATGGGGCATCTGGCTTCAAAACAACATCATAAACAGATTTAACATATAAATCTGGCGATGTATCGATCATATCCTTCTCAATGAAGTCTTCTTTATTCTTTATATATTCAATACCCATTACAGAGTATTGATTTGCCTCTTCCTCTTTTGTCGATATTGTTTTATATAGCTTTGGTTCAACTCCAGATCCGCTTAACACATAAAGGCTTCCCTCATTTATTAAATCAAGATTTTTTGGTAAAGTATCTACTGATAAAGAATAAAATCCTTTTTCATATCCAGTTCCATAAACTAGACCGCTATATCCGACTCCATTTGAAGAAGCTAATGTTTTAACATCGCTTTGACCTAAAGTTCCACCACCTACATAAGCCTCTATACCTAGAGACTTTAATGCGTTAGCGACATGAGTTGAAGTCAATGCGGTTGTAACTGGAACTTTATCTGATCCGAAAAAGTTCTTTGGAAACGCTATTGTAGAATACCCAAAGTTAGCTCCAAGCGCCCACTTTGTTCTCGTCGCATCTGCCGATAAATAATCATTAGTAAAAGTATCGCTTGAATAATGGTTTACTCTGCATGTGTAAACTACATCATCCTTTTTAACAATATTACCTACTTCGTAATATCTATTGCTTGTCCAGTTTTCGTAAAACGATTCCCTTCTGTTTCCTATGTCAGCCTGAAGGAAAGTATAATAAGGTCTTAATTTACTTAAAGCTAGTAAGTCTCTATATCTAAATTTTAATCTACCGTAATCGTTCATTCCCTTGGAAGCTCTTTCAATTATTCTGCTTCCACCTTTTATAAATGCGGCAGTGTAGCCAAAAGATGTAGTTGTTGAACTTACATCTTTGCCTATTTTAAATACCTCCGTTGCCGCATAATTATTCCAGTTAGAATTTGGTACAAAACTATTAGAGATTTTCGCTCCATTAGACACCACTGTTATTACGCCATCTGCATTGGCTGCACTAAATGCAGAACCAGACCATATATCATTGAGGTCGTCTACTTCTGTAGATTGCTGGTGAACTCCAAGAGTATTAAAAAATGATACCTTAATTTTATTTGTAGTTACGGTCTGAACTTGAACATTATTAACCGAAATTGTAGATGGAGTAGATATACCATAAGACAATAAACACTCCCAATTAGTTTCGTTTGCTATCAATTGACCAGTACCAGCGGTTCCAGAAACATCAAATTCAATTTTAAGATCATTTAAAACGCCAGACAAGCTTGAGAATTTTGCAACATCCCAACGAGGATTTCCCTCTATAACTGTATTTTGTGGGAATGTATATACCAAGCCAGTCAATTCGCTCTCTCCAGTAATTTGATTGGAACCTGAAACTCTTCCCTCTTCAACGTAAACGTCAATGACTCCTGACTTTAAAAGAAAATCTCCTGTTACAGTTAATAATGCTCCATATGAATTGCCGACTTCTTCTTCTACAGTATGAATATTAAATTTTCTTACCTGAGATTGTCTTCTTGCGCGAATAGTTTCTATGTTGCCAGTGAAGCCTCCATTGCTTCCAGTCATTGAATTTAAATCTGAAACTGCAAAATTTCCAGATGGAACGTGCAAGAAAATACCAGAAGATAATCCTTGAGCAAACTCACTATCAATTCTAATTTGATTTGCTACTTCATCGACATTCAATACTCTTCCAAATGTTCTCGCAACATTTTTAACTTCGTCGCTAACTCCAAATACATCACCAGGTTGCAGATAAGCCGCATTTAATCCAGCGGTAAACGCAACGGTATCAGCTTCAAACATTGAAGAATAAAGAACATATCGCCCTATTCTTCTAGCTTCTGATCTTGATGTGCATCCAGCCGCATTAATTTTAAATGGATTGAGTCCAAACTTTTTAATGCCATCGACATCTTCGATGAACTCTATTTTTGTTTTATAGCCGTCGTATTTATCATTATATACAACTTCGACACTCGTATGTCTTGTATTTTTAGCCGTCTCACTATAATTGAAAGCTCCATCAAGCACATCGGCATTTCCAAAAAACATTACAGGATCTTTTGGCCTATCGGCAAAGAATGAGAATCCTTCTGTATTCCAATAAGTTATGCCTTTAAAAATTGCGCTTATGTCTTTTATTACCTTATAAGCTTCGTCCTTATTGTAGAAAATGATATTACATGTATATCTTGGCTCAAGACCGCCTTTGCCATCTGGCACTCCTTGGAATCTGCCTTTATCATCTACTGCGTCGCAGTATCTACCAACATCATAAAGAGTCCATTTATCTATGGAAGATTGATCAATATGATTTCCTAAACCATAGTTTGCGTTAGTGAGAATATCATAAAGAATCCAAGCTGGATTATCTGTCCATGCAATTTTAAATGTTCCATCCCAATCTCCATAATAGATTCTATTGTTGTCGTAAAACTGCTCGTCGAAAAATTGCTGCAATTCAATATCCGATTTGTGCATCATATTGAATTTACCGCCACCAGTATCAATCGCGAATTCTCTTAAAGTATTTGTGTTAGAGTCTTGTGCGTCAGAGAATAAAAAGTAAAACTGAATGGCGTTTTCTCTGGCAAAATTAAGCATAGTATTATAACCAGAAATAACTTGATCTGGATTTGTGCCAGATATATATATAACTTTTCTTACAGTATTGTTCCAGATTGTTTTTAAAACCTTCTCTTCTGAAACAACTCCCGCCTCATCAGAAAGACCAAATTGGCTTCTTCTTAAAAAGAAAGATGCAATAACGGCATCGTTTACTAAACTTTCATTTATGCTAATTTTGTTGGCGTCATCAAGAGCAGCATTTAATTTTGTATAAAGATTTGTATTATTATTTCCAGATGAATCTGGCGTCTCAACCTCAAAAAATTCATATGTTTCGTAATGGGTGAAATTAGTTATAGTTTCACCAGTTTTTTGATTTATTACTGTATTTTTATCCGCTGATGTTTGCCATATCGATGCTCTGATATAAGTATATCCAGAACAAAGTTTACCCAACATCTCTTTTAAATTTCTTTTAATCAGCCTTCTATTTGCTAAATTTAAGTTCTGATCAATAACAAATACCAAATCTAAATTATTGGGATCGCCATCATAATTCGGATTTGAATATACATATCTTCTGTCTAATCCATTACCGCCAATACCAAAATAATTTGAAGGTACTTTTACCTTCTTCATCTTAACATCGAATTTCTTTTCTGGAATATTCGAAAATGTTCTTGAATCAATTTTTAATCCAACGTGAGCAGTCAATGGATATGAAAATGATCTGTCTACAACTTCAATTATACCTTCAACGCTAACATCTTTAGACACTAATGGAGATATTGTTTCTGGGGTTAATTTCTCAATCGATATAAATCTATCTTTCCCATCAACAGATGGCGGCAATACAATCTCGCCAATCTTTGTTGACTGATTTGTCAAATCAACTGTGGGATCAGAGTTGCTGCCTTCACCTGGGTCTTCTGCTCCCTTGGCAAATCTATTTGGATTTAAAATTTTCATCATTTATTATAAATTAAGATGCCGTTATATTAAAATATCTTACGTCATCAGTTGAATTCGCGACAGCTAATCTTACAGTTCCTTTTGGCGAAAAGCCGTCTAAATAAACAGAATGTCTACCAACCGCCATTAAAGAAGTAATTGAAGACGGTATATTAAAAGCAAACTGACCGTCACTTTGAATTTCTGTAGCAGCCGCTAAAACTTGTTTGCTCGGAAAAGATGTTGTTGTGCCATCTATATCTATTTGGGCAGTTATCCCCAAAACAGGTTTAATTATATTAGAATTGGCGCTACTTAATAAATATGTAGCTTGCCCTTTTAAAACTATTGTTGCCCCTCTAGCAAATGTAGATGTTTCTACGTTACTTGTATTATATATGCCAGTAAATGTTTTAACAGTTCCAGCGCCATAACCAGGTAAACTAAATCCCCAAACTATTCTGTCTGGCGACGACGGAACATAATCAGCAAAGCTTCTATTTTTTAAATAATAAATGACTCCAAGAGCCGAAGTATTATTTCTTGGATTTATTTTAGAAGCTAATATCTCCTCTTGTGTTTTTAATATTGGCATTTTATTAAACGTATTGACCTATTGTTGGAGCTTGTGGCAGTCTAGATAACCAATCAGCATCGCTTCCAATTGATGATGGCAATGATCTTGTAGCAGATGCAGAAGCTGAAGATGTTGTTCCTCCGATTGGTCCCATACCTCCAACCGAAGAAGATCTTCCCAAATCGGTCACCCAAGGAGCAGAATAGGTTTCTTCATTTTCTCCTAACATATAAGCAAATGGGCTTGTTGCACTTCCCCATATTGTAACATCTTGGCAAGTTACTATATTAGAACTTTCTAAACCATGCTTTATTCTTAAAGTAATTGATGTTTGTGCAATCGTGCCAATACTTCCAGCTTTACCTTTTTCGCCTATATCTACAGTGTCATTTAATTTTTCTACTAAAAGACTTATTTTAACTTTTGAAACATCTCGGTTTCTTATCTTATGAATAAATACAAATGGATCTTTGTCTTCACTAGGCCAGTCGCCTTTTGGCGCTCTTCCCCAACGAACAAAGTCTCTTACTTGGTCTGGATTTGGGCCTGTTTTTACATCTGGGTTTTGACCACTAGCGTATGAATTTTTAATTGGACCTAATAATTTAAAATTAACGGCTTTCGGTATACTTACATATTTAAAACTTGGAAGTGGTTTTTGATTCTCTGTACCTAGATTAATCTCCATCAATATGTTTCTATAGTTATATTCACCCTTTGAATTCATTACCGCATTTCCATTTAAATAAATTCCTTTCAACATATCCAAGCCATAAACCTTTTTGCCGAATTGATCTACCAAGCCATAGATCGGGCCTTCGCATATAATATCAATGCTTTCGGCAATAGATATAGATTTGTTTAACTTCTGGTCTTTGGGCGGAATCAAAGCAGGAATTTGTGATTCGTCATCTTTTGCGCCTTTGCCGAATCTATATGAATTCAATATTTTCATTTTAGATTGAGTTTACCTGCGGTGGAAGTGCTATGCCAACAGTTCCATTAAATTTAGTTTCTGTTGGGAGGAATTTAATATTAACCTTTACAGGCGATGTGTTTAAAGTTACTCTATCAAGTTTGACATTGCATTTATATTTTACCTGATAGAACGATAAACCTTCGTCAACCTTATCTATATCTGTTGGTCTGTCAGCGACAAATCTAATAATTCTATTTGAATTGGCGGATTTACCTTCGTAATAACTGAAAGTATCCTCGTAAACAAATCCATCTGCGGGAATTGTATAACCACCAGGAGTTGCTATCTTAATAAATACTGAACCAACTACAGGAGAACTTGCTCCTAACTTGCCCCAGTTTACAGTTCCCAATTTAACAATTTTATATTTTTTGCCCGTGACCATACTTGTTGCAGGAATAAGTTGGGTTTTGGACATAAACTTCTGGTTCTTGGGTATAATCAAATCTGTAGATTTTTTATGGAAAAGTGCAGATGATGGTATTGGAGCATAATTTGAATAAGTTCCATCCCAATTACTATCATATTGATAATAAACCGTTATGCCTTCCCCGCCCAGATCATCCTGAAATCTTGCATACATTCTATGATAGCCAACTGTTAATAAAGCTTCTGTTACCAGAGATGGTAAAGCTGCAATCTCGGATTGAGTTGGATTATTGGGATTCGCAAATCCAGAATACATTCCGTGATTGCCGTAGTATGAACTTCCAGTCCAACCATCAATAAAGAAATCAGAAGCGTCATCCGAATCTAATTTAAATCTATATTTAACAACTGGATAAACTTGACCATCTCCAACTACCACCGTAGAATTCTTTTTGAATGTCATACCCGGTACTGGAGCTATTGCCGCGCCATTTTCTCCGGTTAATCCTATACTAGCCCATTGATTAAAAGTACCAACTTTTACTATCTCATACATTACATCTGCTGTAGCATCCATTACGCTAATTAATCTATCTCTCACTAATGGCACATGGAAATAACCTAAAAATTCCATTCCATAGTTATCAACATTTGCATTACTATCGCCGACACTATTTTCATTTATATTTTTAAAATCACCAAGATAAATTTTATCATCAAGATTTTTGGGAGCGCCAAAACGATCAAATCTTTCATTCATATCTCCGCTGGTTTGTGGAGAAGTTGCTATTCTTTGCCATTTAACAACATCCGTAGGAAGAAATCTAGAATTATCAGACAAAGCATAATATAAACTTTCAGTATCTGGAGATGTTACCTGCTGCCAATATGTTGTATTTGTTATACCTCCAACTCCAGTTGGTAATTGATTTGAATTGCCTGCTATCGATTGATAATACTTATCATTAAAAGAAATAAGTTCGCCGCTTACATATGTATAAGTTGAATCCCATATAGCGAATTTAAGATTTTTAAATTGCATTGGACCATATTTAACATATTGATTTTGTTTGTAGCTCGCAAAGAATGAAGCGTCAGTATTTTTAACATTCAAATCTGGGTTGAGCGCGAAATCGGGAGCTTGATAAGATCTATAAACTAATCCAGCATCAAACGAATATGGATTCTCAATTCTTATCTTTGGCTTGCCTCCATCAGCATTCATGTTTGACCATTGATATTCAATGTCTTCGTCAAAAGTAGTTAAGTTTGGATTAGATACTACTTCTCCATCTCTCTTGACTACTACTTCTACTGGCTCAGTAGTTACTTTTGATGTTGCATTTGTAACAATATTAATATAAGAATTTAATATATTTACGGAAGCAAATGAAAGTGGCTCATCCATTCCCATTGCCTGATTAGTATAAAAACTGTCAAGAGTGATACTTGGCGAATCTTCATTCTTATATTCAAGTTCAAGAAAATCATCAATTGGTCTATCAACTGGGGCCATCAAAGTTTTAATGTCAGTCTTTAGAGGATAATGATTAATGCCAAAGCTAATTTGCGAAGACTCTACTAGTAGTCTTCCATATCCAACTGGCACAGCTTGCCCTTGTGATGTGTTTGGCGGTTTTTGTCCGAAGAGATAAGATTTGCCTCCTGCCGCAACTTCTTGATTAAAGTCTGGTTTTGGAGGAGGGAAAAGAAGCGTCATTACGCCTTGAACCAGTAATGCACTTCCGATATAAGCTAAAAATTGAGCACCAGGAATAGGTAAAAATGATGCGGCGATTAATAAAGCGCCTACTACCGTTTGAACAACACCATTGCCGCCAGCCCCCCATACAGCAGGAATTATATGAACTTCTTTAGGAGCTTTTGTTATTAAAAATTCATTTGGGTTTTCTACAACTTGATCGTCAACAACTATTCTATAATGAATATTTTTTGCGGCTAATTTTTTTACTTCATCAAAAAATCCTTTTCTATTGGCATTAATCGCCAAAAAAACTTCTTTGCCAGAATTTATGTGAAATTTAAATTCTGATCCAAATTTGTTTCGCAACTCACCATATAGATAAACATTAGTCATATTTTTGTTTTAATAATTCTATATACTGTTTATTTACATGAGGTTTTCTTGGCACTAAAAGATTAAATGATTCTGTTTTTTTGCTATAAATGACATAAGGAATACAAGAATTCTCGCAATTAAACTTGTCAAACTCTGATTCATTATCGCCTGTCTCTGGATGAGTGTGGTAAATAGCGGCTAATTTACCACTTTTCATATGGCGCAGTATTTCTAATGGATGTATCTCAAACAAATCATTTTGATAAACTGCGATGTTCTTTGCAGGTTCAGTTTTTAATTCTCCATTTTCCACAAATACAAATCCACAAACTTCAAGATTAGATGTTGATGCGTGTTCTACAATTGATTTCATATTATCCGTTTATTGAGTATTCTTCTGTTCCTGGGAATCCACCAAAAGGTAAAGATGCTTCGCGCCCAAATCTTAATTTACATCCACTTAAAGTTTTAGAGCATTGATCTGCCACCCATAATGTTTTATTTAAATAAGGCGCATTGGTTGGCGAACTGGTATGATCTTTAAGGCATATATAAATCTTTTGTAACGGCTCCCAATTTGGAATTGCATTTATATTGTCTTTAGGAATTTTTACGTTATGGTTTTCGACATAAACAAAGTCGCCTACCTTATAATTACTTTTAGTTACCCATCTTCCACGATCAATTGTTACTCCATCTCCAAGAGAGCTTTGATTTAATGACACTGTTCTGCTCAAAGAGATATTAGAACTGAAGTTTTGATTTGCTGCCAACTTGCCAACTTCATCTATGTCGTAATAAAGTCTCGACGCTGGCAATGCTACCCAAGAAGCTGAATCAACAGCGAGAGACATATTAGCTGAATTTGGAGTTTTGTAATATAATGCAAGTCCTTGAGCACCAGTTGATTCCGCATATCTAATTAATAATCTATGATACCCTTCGCTTAAATATTCTACTCTGCCAGACCATTTTGGCTTTGACGCAGGGTCTTGCGGGCCGGGTCCATAATCTTTTACAATGATATTATTATTTAAAATGAACTCTACAGATTCGTCATTATTAACTCCAAATATGTATTCTCCTGCTTGTCCTTTACCAACTTTGAAAAACCCAAGAAACTCAAGATAGAAATTATCTTCGTTATCTACAGATATATTTGACACAACAGATTCTGTTGCTGTTGTTACTGAACTAATGCCAGATATAAAGGTCGCTGTATTTGTTGGCAGTACAAGGCCAGCTTTATCATATCTACGTTTAATTAAGCCGTTTCTAACATCGGTAGGAGAAGATATTTTAACGTCATTTTCATCTGCTATTGGTGGGCCAGAGTACCTGCAACCTATACCTCTGTAATGAAATGAACAATATCTCGCCATTACAATTCTTTTAGGGAAAGTGACATTATCAAGCTCTAACGGCGAAGCTAACTCAAACTCCACAATTGATCTGTTCTCAGAAGATTTTCTTAAGATATAAAATACCTGATCTTCCAAACCTGCACTTGGATCAGCAGATCCATAAGGATGAACTGACCCAGAAAAGTTTTTGTTATCTAAAAATTTGACGAAAGTTCTTTTTCTAACTATCTTGGCACCAATAAGGTTATCATATCGACGAATCAAGTTCGACATGAAAAAGTCTTGGTTTGATACCATTAACTTTGGTCTAGGTAAAGAACCATCCCCCTTTGATTCGAAACCAGAACTCTGTATGGGAAATGGAGAATATTCCTGACCTTGCCACCAAACTGAGCCATTTATGCCGTTTGTGCCACCATGAATGTAGAGTTTTTCGTCTGGTCTATTAACATAATCATAATAAATCACGAAGAATTCAAGCAAGGCCGTAGGCTCAAGCGAAAAAAGCTCCGCATTTACTTTATGATTAGATTCCCTTGACATTTCCTTTTACCTCAGATTATATTTACACTCATGGACATTAAAAACAAAATAAAAATAGATTCGTTTGAAATACATAAAATGTCCAAGTTAGATAAGAACGCAGTATTGAAAATAGCATTAAAGGCCCACCTTAATCATAAAGTTGCATCTATACAAAGTCCAACTATTTTTTTTAATAAAATAGGGCAAATGATAGATCAAAACATTAAAAATTCATTTGTTCTTAAAACCACAGACGGAACTGTCTTTGGGGCAACTATTATTAAAGAAATAACCAATGTTAGCGCCTATGTAGTTACATCCTATTTTGATTCTAATTATGTTTTAACTCAAGAAATGTTAAAAGCTTTTCATGCGGAATTAAAGAAAACAAAATTTAATGAGTTTTATACTAAGATTTTAAAAAGCAGAAAGAACAGCGATAGGTATTTAAAATTAATGAAAATGTACGGATTCATTGAACTTGTAGAAGAAAATGATGTTTTTTGGAAATTAAGGTACAAAAAGACTTGACAGGATAAAAAAACCCAAGTAAGTTTAGTTAATGAAATTTGAAAGGCTTATCCAGCTTGCCAGAAATCTCATCATTTATGACGATATTGAGTTGCGCTGCCGACACTTCGCTTTTATCTTAAATAAGAATAAAATCGTTTCGATTGGCAAAAACTCCAAGAAGTCTCATCCAATTAATCAAAAATACGGTTATTTTGATGGCAGCGGCTTACACGCGGAAGCTTGTGCGATAATTAAATCTGGTCGCATTGACCACTCAAGACACACTTTGGTCACATTTCGTATTGACAGAAATGATAAAATCGCTATGGGTAAGCCATGCAAGCACTGTCAAAAACTATTGAAAGACGTAGACTTTAAAGAAATATTCTATTCTAATGAGCAAGGCGAATTCGAAAGATCCAAATAAACTAGATGATGGTTTCGGAAATATCTGGTACAAATGCAATTTTAATGAAGATTGTGGCTTGCATATTGTACGGCCCGGTAAATCGCAATGCTGGTGCGATTCAATCGAAATGCTATCAGATCACGATTCTGATCTTGAGCGTTTTGGTTGGGCTGGTGCTGGTTGGTATTTCTGGAATGTAACCAGAAATAATTGTTATGGGCCTTACTCAAGTGAAGAGCGCGCAAAACGTCAATTTCTTAACCATTTAAAATTACTAGACAATGAACATTCTGATAATCGAAGCGACCAGTAAGCGAAAGCCTCTTGCAGAAGACTATAGTGACACATCAATTGTTCACTGTCGAAATAGCTTGATCTTAAAGAAGGCTTTGGGCGCAGACCTTCTTGACGGCGAATACTTCCTGCCAGAAGTCTTGAAGAAGCAGTATGACGTTATCATTTGTTGCTACGCTTCGCCGTACATGCCTCATGTACCGTATCGTCAGATTCTAGAAAAGAATCCCAAGGCTCGCTACATTTGGCTAGTAAATGATCACGATGTTGAAGACAATCAACTTTTGCGTTGGGGCATTCAGAACATGAATCTCAGCTATGACATGATCTGTAACAACCCCAGAGAGGGCTACAGGCACTGGATACTGAACAAGAACATCGCAAATAAGAAACTTAATGATTTTATTAACAAGTGGCTTACTGTTAATTTAAATTCATTAATTATGGATGATGCCAGAACTCCAGTTGACATTTCACAAAAGAATGGAGTTATTTATTATGGGACTTACCGTAAGTGGCGCGCAGAATCATTCAAAAAATTTCTAATTGAAGGAGTATTTCTTTCTGCTTCTAATAAAAATTGGAAGAAGTTTGAGGCTCTCGGCTGTAAGTGCAACTACATACCTAAACTTGAGTGGCAAAAGAACAATGAAGATTTGAGAAAGTTTAAATATTCAATTTATATTGAAGATGAACATACTCATACCCACTACGCTTTCCTTGCCAATCGTTTCTATGAGTCTTTAATGTCTGATGTTGTGATGTTGTTTGATGCTGATTGCTCCAATACCATAAAGCAATGTGGCTATGTTATTCCAGAATGCCTCATCCTTGATGACAAAAAACTCAAAAATGGAGTGGTTAATTACGCGGAATCTCTTGCTTTTCAAACGAATCTGATGTATCAACAAACGTTCTTCGATCAGGCAATGGACGAAAAACTAACGGCAATTAACCAAATAAAGGAATTTATCAAATGAAATTTTTTATCCAATTTTCAGTTACTGAGGCTTCCGCCAAAAAAATCGGGATAGATTTAAAAAAACGTTATTTATGCAGTGTTCAAAGTCAGGCTTCTCTACAAAATTTTGTATCAATATACGTTGTCGAATTTAATTCAATTTTTGTCATGGAGGTAAAGGAAATTAACTTTATTAATAACAGAATGGTATTTCATGGCTGGTTAAATTATAATTCTGAATATTTGTGCCAATGTGTAGCTGAACTTTATAACGATTAAGAATATGTTTTCTAAAAAAAATAAAATTAAATTTTATAATAGGATACCAAGCATAGCTGAAACATATCCAATTATTGAAGCGAAAAATGTTAAAAGACCTTGGCTTGAAAAAAATGGAAAAGATTTGGGCGAATTCTTAGATAATGTAAAGAAATGTCCTATTTCTAAATTGCGTGATGTAGTGGGAAATTCAGCGTTTATCTCAAGGTGTCCTGGTATTCGACAGTTTATGAATACTGGATACATCATTACAAATCCAGTAGATTTTTATGTTGAAACTTATGGAGATCGCTCTAGAATTGAAGTCGCTGCTATAAATCCTCCAGTTGAAGGAGATAAATTTAAAGTTTCCGTCCATCCAGAATCACAGATGGACCCATATTCAGCCATGCCTTTAAATTCTGTAAAAAAAGCATTAAAAATTACTACTGGATGGAATATGGTTTGTCCAAAAGATTATTTATTTTTGGTAACTTCTGTATATTACAACAATGAACCGAGATTCACATCTCCATCTGGAATATTAGATCCATTGATTTCAAATCAGGTTAATGTATTTTTATATTGGAACGTCCTTGAAGGACGCGAATTAGTTAAAGCTGGAACTCCTATAGCCCAATATATTCCTATTCCAAGAAATTTAATTCAACCAGAGATTGAGTGTTTGTATATGGAAGATCAATATCTATTTGATGCGGCACGGAATCTTATGCATAATTATCGAACTGATGCTGGTAGAGATAACGGTAGCATGAGAGAATTTTTTTCAAAAATCTTCAAAAAATTTTACTGATGAAATGGTACAAGCCTTTATGCACTTTTGAAGTAATTGCTGATAATTATTATTATCCTAATGCAAGATCACAGTCTATTTATCTTCATGAAGATGAAGAGTTCTCTGTATGGAACAAGCAGAAAGATTTGTTCGATGCGGATTGTGAATATTGGGCCACTCATGATGGATGGTTACTAAAAATAGAAAAAAAACATTTAGCGCATCTTGTGGAGGTGAATGATTTATGATGACTTTAAAAGAGCAAGAAGATAAAGTTTTTGAAGAAATAGTAAAAGTCAAATCTGAAATGGAAACCATCGTCGGTTTCAAAGTAACAAAGACGAACTATAAAAAAGCTATTATAGAAATGACCAAGAGAGCCGCTAACAAGGGAGATGTCTTATCTCAGCTTTCGATAGACTCTCAAGAAAAGATTCAAAATTTCTTTTCTGTTTGTCAGCAATTTCTCGGAGAAGTCATTTGGCAGAGTATTACCGACAAAAATATTAAAATTTGCATTTCGTACAAAGACAAACCTTTGACTGCGTGGAACATACCAATAGATGTCTTCTGCTCCAAAGAAGAGGCTTATCAGTTATCTGTCGCCATGATGGCTAAAAGTTTATCAGATTGTTTCTCGGCTTATTTTATGTCTCCAGCTTTAAGGCAAGCCGTTATTGATGGCGATGAAGTTGCGGTTAAAGCATTGTATCACTCATTCAGTCGCCCATCGATGCAATCATCTTTAAATAATTTAATTATGCTAAAAGAAAATTTCCCTGATTTTTATCAACATATTACTACTAAACTTGACGTAATGACAGTCGAGAATATGGAAGAGTTTATTAATAATAAAAATGAGCCTAGAAAAAGCAATAAAGCACGGCAAGGAAAAAAGAAAACCGTATCAAGGATCAAAAAGTTTTGATCGGAGTTGCAGGAATCATGGTTCTTGCAAGTATTGCGAAAATAATAGATCATATTCCAATAAAAAAAGAAAGCGTTCTGCTAATGAACAATTAAACGAATATTACGACGAACAATAATGCCTCACCTTAATGCAAACATCCCTGTATTTCCAGCTTATTTAAAAAGCGACTTCCTCTATAACAACGAGAACAAAAAAACAGAATACGTTCTTTGTGAAGTTTTTGGGGTTACCAGCTTAACCAGAAGATGTTTAACGTTTCAAGTCATGACGGAATATGGCTCGCGTCATGATCGTGTTCCAATTCATTTTTTGGTAAACGAGCCACAACATTCTAATTTACCCTTAGATTGGTTGCAGTTGTGGGACTGTTTCTCTTATGACATTTCAGTTACCCGATGGGAGTATCATAAAAATGCGAGAGTTAATATTCAGCTAAAGAACCATGAGTGGGTCGAGGGTAAATATCTTTTTACTATTGACTGGCGCGACAATCCAGACGCTTCTTACGGATACTCTGAAATGGCTGGCGGTCATAAGTGTGGTCATGTTATTTGGGGGCTGAAAGATAAAGATGGCAAGCCTGTAAACCAATTGTTTTTGCAACCAAATAACAGAGTTGTATGGAAAGATGGTGGGGCTTTTATCTCTAAAAAGTTAGAGAAACCTGATTGGCAAGTCTTTACTCAAGAGTTTACCTGCGAAGGAGAAGGCAAATGGATTGCCGGTGACAATTGGGATTACTTTTATCAATTTAAAAAAGAATAAAGTGTAATATCTTTTAGTGAATCTCGCTAAAATATTACTCTTTTTAGTTTGCGCTACCAACGCATTTGGCAGTGACATGGTTTATTCTTTTAAATCTCCAGCGTTTAATGGAGTAAATTTTTCTGGTCACATTATTACGATTGAAAATTTAGCTAGAACCAGAAAACAATCGATAAAAGATATTGCCAAAGCAGAGCTTGAACAAGAAAAAATACAATCTCAAAACACTCCATTAAATAATTTTATAAACAACTTACAGGCAAGAATTTACTCTCAGCTTGCTTCTCAAGTTACCGATCAAATTTTTAACGCAGGAGGCGCAAATTTTGGGATAATTAATTTACAAGGAGGAGCGACTGTTACATGGCAGAAAAACGGAGATATGGTTACTCTTTTTATTGTTGACCCCGCCACAGGAAACACAACTCAAATACAAGTTCCTGTTGGCGTCTTAGCTCCAACTCCTTAATGAAATGGCTGGCAAGCCTTTTATTGCTTAGTCTAGTTGGATGCGCCTCTCTGCCAGAGAAGCCAGCTATCATAACTTTGCCCAAGTTGCAGACTTCTCCGCTTGAAGAGCAGCTTAAAAATTTACCTGAGCCAGACAACCCCAGAATGACAATCGCAGTTTATGCGTTTGCCGATAAAACTGGACAACGTAAAACAGTTGACGCCTACGCCTCCTTTTCGTCAGCAGTAACTCAAGGCGCAGAAAGTTGGCTCATAGATGCTTTGCGAATTGCAGGAGATGGCAAATGGTTCCAAGTTTTGGAACGCTCTAATTTAGATAATGTTATAAGAGAGCGTCAACTTATAAATCAAACCAGAGAGTCATTTCAAGGCAAAGACGCAGAAAAACTGATGCCAATGTTATTTGCGGGCATAATTGCAGAAGGAGGAATTATTGGCTACGATACTAATATCTTAACTGGTGGTGCCGGTGCCAGCCTTCTTGGTATATCTGGCAGCACCCAATATCGCAAAGATGTTGTAACTGTTTCATTACGATTTGTCAGTGTACAAACTGGCGAAATCATTCTGAGTGTTGCAGTTACAAAAACAATTTCCAGTGTGGCAGCTTCGGGCAACTTGTTTAAATTTTACGAACACGGAGTAACACCAGCAGAATCAGAGCTTGGTTTCACTGCAAACGAACCTAATACTATTGCGGTTAGAAGTGCGATAGAACAAGCAGTAATAGAAATCATTAAACAAGGCCAAGAGTGTAAACTTTGGAAACTAAAACCTCAACCCCAAAACAATGAAGATTAAACTGATCGCGTTATTCGTAACGTTGGTTTCCCTCGCCTTCGGGCAGAACCAGCTTTACGTTAATCAGATTACAACCTCGGGAAATACAACCTTTGTACAGGTTGGATCTCTCAATAAAGTAGGTTCGTCTCAAACACCCAGTAATATCACTGGAGATAACATCCTTTTTGAAATGAGACAAATGGGAAATAACAACAATACGGATTTCTCAATTATCGATGCAAACAATCTAAAATTAGTTTCGGTATTTAATGGCAACGCGAATACTCAAAAGATTTTTATGAGCGGATCAAACAACAATATGAACTTGCTTTTTAACGGAAACAATAATTCATTCCTGCTCAATAAAGATGTTACCGTTGACCATACATCTGATACAGATACGTCAAAAGCCACCGTTAGTTACAGCGACTTTAAGTTCAATGTAACTGGCAACTCAAACGTATTTAAATTCGGCATCGAGAATGGTAAATATAATTATATTGATTACGAAGTAACTGGCAGTTCAAATACAATTAAGTCTACCCAAATTGGTTTAGTGGCTGGTGGTACAGCGACTAAAGATGGTCATGAACAAACTGTTACAATCACAGGTGGATCTAATGATTTGACTATTTACCAAGCTGGCTTAGAGAAACAGCTTTTTAATTATAATTTAACTGGTAGCAACAATACTGTTCGCATTGTTCAGACCACTACAGCTTTTTCACCATTGATGACATTGAATAGCAATAACCAAAACGGTGTCGCTGGAGCGGCTCAAACAACAGCAACAATTGCCCCACCGACTAATTAATGAGAATAGCCGCTATATTTTTATTAGCGGCTTTATCTTGCTTCGCCTCTTCTGGTCAACTTACTGAAATAACTGGGCCGACACAAATAACCAGAAAGACCGAAAAGATTGAAGGTAAAGTCAGCGTTGGCGTCGAAATGAATGACGTTATAGAAACATTGCGAGGTCGCGCTGGCATTACCTTTGAAGACAATACCAAAGTTCAAATTACAGAGTTTTCCAAGTTGAGGATAGACGAGTTTGTCTATGACCCTGCCAGTGGTAAAGGCAAACTGAACATGAAAGCAACATCTGGCACAGTTAGATATGCGTCAGGATTAATAGCAAAGAATAGCAGAGAAAACATAAAAGTTCAAACTCCTACAGCAGTTGTTTCTGTAAGAGGCACGGACTTTTCAATGACAGTATCGGAGGACGGCAAGAGTTTAATTGTTCTTTTGCCGTCCATCCCACTAGCATCTGGCATAAAGCCAGTTGTAGGATCTATTGAAGTGGAGAATGCTGGGGGCAAAGTTGTCATGAACCAACCTTACCAAGCAACATTTGTTAGCTCTGGATTCAATGCCCCCACTCAACCTGTTATTTTAAATTTCCAAGATGAATCAAAAATCAATAATATGATTTTGCTTGAGTCCCCAAAATCAGTTACTCAAGGCAGCAAAACTACAAAGAAAGAAGGCAAAGAAAAAACTGATGACGGAAAGAAAGATGACGAGCCAAATAAAAAGAAAGAGGGCAAAACTGAAGTTGCTCAAGTAGATAAGCCTAGTGAAGCTCCAGCAGAAGCAGTAGTTGCACAAACCGCAACAACTGAAACGCCAGTGCAAGTTCCAGAAACTAAACTGGATATCAATGCAATCCAGCCCCAAGTTGTTCAAGCTGCGGCAGAGGAAGCAATAGCTAAATCAAATCAAACTGCCCCAGCTATTGTTCAGCCCACAGCAACATTAACTCCTAATGTAGCAGTTAGCAAAGGATTTAAGTCAAATGATGGCAAAACTGCCACACTTGAATTACGAACAGAAAAAAGCGTAATAGTTTATACCGCTAGACTTGGCGACAACGTGAGCGTCAATGTAAACGGCGAACCTTATGTATTAAATTTTGGAGAGAAATCAAAAGTAAACATTATTCAAAAATGAGCAAATATAAATTATATTCTTTTTTATTTTCATTCGCTGTGCTGATTGGACTTGTTGTGCTGCGCATAAACGATCCATTTTTTATTGAGACCGCCAGACTCAAGACTATTGATTATTATCAACGAACTCAACCAAAGCAAATAAGTGAAAATATTATTGTAGTGGAAATAGACGAAAAAACTTTGGAGAAAGAAGGTCAATGGCCCTTTCCAAGACAAGTTATTGCAAAAGCAATCAAAAAAGCATTCGATAACCAAGCTCAGTTAGTTGTGCTGCCAGTGATCTTTGCGGAGAAAGATCGATTCAATGGAGATGATGAACTAACAGAAGTGTTAAAAACTTACCCTGTAATCTTGAGTCAGTCTGCGGCAAATAAAGGAAAAGGCCAACCAGTTCCAAGAGGCGTCGCAACAATTGGAGAGGGCATAAATGAATGGTTATTTGAATATAATGCGGCGATTGGTCCGACGAAACAACTCGGTGAAGCTGCGGCTGGCGTTGGAATGCTTTTGACTGCGCCAGAAGTTGACGGTGTAGTTAGAAGGCTACCGCTAATCGTACAAATAAACAAAGAAATATATCCAACTATACCGCTTGAAATGCTTCGTGTTTTAGCTGGCGACCCAAGCTATCAAGCAAGAATAAATCAAGCTGGAATAGATGCGGTTAGAATTCCGCAATTTAAAACAATAAAAACAGATGAGCATGGGCGCGTCTGGATTAATTTTAAATATGAATTCAGTTCATTATCTTTTGCCGACCACAACTGGAGCAAAGTTAAAGATAAAGTTGTTATGATTGCGCCGACTGCTGAAGGGTTATCAAACACTGTTGCGACCTCCGTAAATATAAGATATGGATATGAAATTCCATTGTTCGCCGCTCAGATGTTGGCAGATGAGGCTAGGTTAGAAAGACCTAGCCAATTTAATTTATATGAATTGCTTTATGGATCATTAGCAGGATTAGCCGTAATATTAATACTCATTAGTGGCCCTTATTGGTTGACTGGGCTTTTTTATATTGCTTTGGTGGCTGCGCCAATTAAATTCGGATTCGTATCGTTTTCCAAGGGGCAATTATTCGATTACAGTTGGATAATTATTGCAATATCAGTGATGTTCATGTTATCCGCGTTCTTGAGATTCATTAGCGAATTCAAACAAAAACAATTAATTAAAAAACAATTCGGCACTTATCTTGCGCCAGCACTCGTAGAGAAGTTGCAAAAAAACCCAGGTTTGCTTCGTTTAGGTGGAGATGAACGCGAGCTTTCTATCATGTTCACAGATGTTCGTGGCTTTACTACAATCTCAGAACACTATGGTAAAAATGTACAAGGCTTAACAATGATTATGAATCGCTACATGACAGCAATGACCGAATCGATATTGAAAAACGATGGCACTTTGGATAAGTACATTGGCGATGCTCAAATGGCGTTCTGGAATGCGCCGCTTGATGACGCTAATCACGCGAAAAATGCTGTAAAGACAGCATTAGAGATGCTTAAACGTCTCGACTCTTTCAATGAAGAAATCTCAAAAGAAGGTGTCCCGCCATTCGGCATGGGACTCGGAATCAATACTGGGAGCGTTGTCGTTGGCAATATGGGTAGCACTCAGCGTTTCGATTACACTTGCTTGGGTGATCATGTTAATCTCGCCTCTAGATTAGAAGGGCAATCTAAGCCTTACGGTGTTAGAATCATAGTTGGCCCCAGAACCGCAGAGCATATCAAAAATGATTACCAGACACTTGAATTAGATTTGATTGCGGTTAAGGGCAAGAAAGAAGGCGTTAAAATATTCACAGTGCTTGAAAACAAGCACGATGAAGATAAAATAAAACATATTTACAGAATGCACGATGGATTCATTTGTGATTACCGCGCCCAAAACTGGGACAATGCGATTACCTTAGCCGAAAGCCTCAAGAAGAATAACCCAGAACTGAAAAAATATTACGACATGATGATAGAAAGAATCGGCGAATTGCGCGAAAAAGGCTTGACAAAAAATTGGGATGGGGTATATGTTGCTACTTCAAAGTAGAACAACTTAACCGCAAATAAGTATGAAATTTGAGATCAGTCAGGGGTGTACCGCATATGATTTTTCTGTGGACGGGAAGCGATATCACGATCTTCCTGCTGAAGAAAAAGCAAAAATTATTGATTATGTTCTCGCAAAGGTGAAAGAGCATGTCCTTAATAATCATATGGCGTTTGAAGGAATCATGGAGCATTTTCAATACGATTCGCATGAAGTTGGGCCAAAGTGCGGTCAATGCGGCGATTCAGTGAGCAAAACAATCATTACTATTTAAATGATTAATAATATTTATAAGTTGTCCAAGGAGCAGCGTGAACTTGCTGAAAAACTTGGCATGACTCGCAACAACGCAAAACACGAATCGTTTCGCAATAGAGACAGGTTCAAAATTAAAAAAGAACGCTGTTATTGGCATATTCTCGGTATCTCTGTCGAAATCGCTTACGCAGATTTAACAGATCAAGAAATCGATACCAATATCTATGATCTTGGAGATCAAATTGATTTTGATGGGGTTGAGATTAAGGCTTCTACTTGGCCCCATAAAGATATTGAATTAAAAATTCCTTTTGAAGAATACCAAAAGAAAAATCCCTTGGTTTACATTCTGGCAAGAATCGACAAGAATTACACTACCGTTGAATTCGTTGGGTCAATCTCAAGAAAAAAATTTGATCAATTAAAATATCATAAAAAACATACTCAAGTGGATAATTGGTGCGTTAATGCAGATCAAATGTCAAAGACGCTTGCTTTCTTCAAAGACGGTAAGTTTGGGATGAAAGATTTTAAATCTTAAAAAACTCTTGACGCCTGTGCATTCTGTGTCACAGTAGAACCATGCAACTCGCACTCTGCTGCATCTCCAACGTTCTTGCCGAGCAAGGTCACAAGTTCCAGACCATGACCTTGACTCGTTTCTTGTCGCTGCCTCGTGCCGACGCTATTCGCATTCTCAGTGACCGCATCCTCAACAACTTCGTTGTTACCAACCGCATCATTCAGCACTGTGCCGACACTGGCATTGCTGGTTATCGTTTGTCGTCCACTCTTACTCCTGTCATCGACCATCCTGACGTTAATCTTCGTCTCGACCAGTTGCCCAATTGGTCTGACCTCCGCGCTGCTCTCGACACTATCGCCGCCACCGTCAAGCGCACTGGTGTTCGCATCTCCGCGCATCCTTCAGAATTCATCACTCTTACCAGCACCGACGACGCCGCCATCACCAACAGCATTCGTGACCTTACTGCTCACGCTGATCTTTTCGACTTGCTCGACCTTCCGCTTGACTATCGTTCACCGCTCAACATTCATTGCCGTCAAGACGGCGACCCTGCTGTTATCTCTGCCCGTTTTCTTTCTAACTTCAATCGCTTGCCAGCCAATGTTCGCTCTCGTCTTGTTCTAGAGGTGAACGATAACGTCAGTGGCACTTGGTCCGTCTCCAACTTGCACAAATATTTTTTTGTCCCTGCTGGCATTCCAATTACCTACGATTCTCTGCATCGTCAGTTCTGCAATCACGGTAACGATGACGCCGCAGATTTTCACCTTGCCTACTCCACTTGGCCCACAATTCCTTTGTTTCATTACTCAGAAGGTATTGACAACACGCGCAAACACGCTATGATGCCCGTCAATTCACCCAATAACTATGGCAAGCCTGTATTCTTCGACGTAGAACTCAAAGGCAAAGACCATGCAATTTATCACATCCTCAACAATGCAAACAAAAATCAATAAGGTTAGAGACCAAATTGTCAGTAAGCTCAATGAACTCGGCATCGAATTCTCCGTAGAAGACATGGATATTGAAAAGGAGGATCTTTCCACAAAGTTGACCGGATATAAAATCGTTGCAAGTAATCTAATAGGCTGCATTGTTCCTAATTTTAAAAACAAGCGCCCAGAATATTTAATCTTCAACGACAAGCTGGTTTCTCATCTCATCTCTGAAGGTCACGATGACGCTTACATCGAAGAGCATGGAAAAATCTGGATTCACTTGTTGAAACAGTCTAACTTCGTGGAAGTATTCAAGCAGTCCCACGCAATTTAAATTAATTAAAATGAATCGCATCCTTTTGTTTTCTTCAATCAACGTAACAGAAGTTTACAAGCTCTACGAAATTTTGAATGGCGAGTTCTTGAAGAAATTCAAGTTTGCCGCAGAATTCCGAATCACCACTTTCTCTTCTTCGCGAGAGTTTTCTCTCTCTGTGGACGACGCTTCTGAAGAAGAGCGTAACTGGTTGAGGGAAGAGACTTTAAAAATTGTCGAAAGAAAGTTTGAAAAAGTAGTTGACGAACAGTGATCCCTGTGGCATTCTTTGCCTGTAAATCAAATTGCTCCCATGATTGTCAAATCCATCCAGCGAAACGTTGTTGAATCTCACGATTTCAAATCTGAAATCGCGACCATTGATGCGAATGAGATGCGCTACATCTCGTCGCTTTTGCGGAATAATTATTCCAATGTCATCTTGGCAACTGCACGCGAAACTATCGCCAATGCGGTTGACGCGAACAAGGGTTCGTCCCGTCACGTTGAGATCACTGCTCCCACTCGCCTGAGTCCCACTTTCGTTGTGCGTGACTTTGGCGCGGGTCTTTCCGAGTCTGACCTCTTTGGTCTCTACACCAAGTATGGTCGCTCAACCAAGCGCAGCGACAACGATTCAATCGGCGGTTTCGGCATTGGTCGTTTCGCTCCGCTGTCGTATACTGATTCATTTACGGTTAGTTCTCGTCACAATGGAACTGAGATCGTCATCTCTGTTTATGTTGACGAGCATGGCGACACTCGTTTCACCAAGCTCTCTGACACTTCCACTTCTGAGCCGAGTGGCGTTGAGATTTCTGTTGCAATCAAAAGCGAGGACATTTCCAACTTCGAATGCGAAATCAACAATGTCATTCGCTTCTCTGACGAGAGGTTTGTCTGCAAAGGTTTTTCGCGTTTGGTCCCAGAGTGGGTGATTAAGAACGCTGATTGGGGAATGGAGAGGAACAGACGCTCCGATCCTATCATTGTGATGGGTGGCATTTCTTACCCACTGAATCTTGACAATCTTGCGAATCATCCAATTGCCTCGTCAAATATTTACAAGGCATTCTCCAACTCTTACCTTTCTAATTTCTTCGTCTTTTTCTTTCCAGTTGGCTCGGTTGCGCTGCACCACTCTCGCGAGAATCTAGAATACAACGCGCAGACCAAGAACTTCATTGCTCGCGCCATCTCTAAGTTGGAGACGGAAATCAAAGCGCAAGTTCAAAAAGAAATCGATGCGATTTCTGACTCAGCAGAGTTTTTCAAAAAGCTGTATCTTTTGAGCGGCTCCAATAACCTTGAGTCGCTTTGCTGCGACGCTAATTATAACTTCACTGATGCCAATAAAAATGTAATTAAAATCAACGGTGATCCGATTGTCCCGTTGGCTATTTACAAAAAGTCTCGCAGCACTCGCAATCTTGTGCGGTTGTCAAAGAAGGCCCAGAACGTCCAAAAGACTATCAGTGCCAAGATGTTTTATGCTGGTGGAAACAATTGGCGTATCGTTATCAATGATAACGTTAAAAACATTCATGATCGCGTTAATGGATTAATGAGTTCCAAGGGAATCGATGGGATAATCTATGTAGTTTCCCTTGCTGACGCCGAAAGCAAACTGCTTTACAAGCATAACTCTTGCGATCATATTCACCTCGCTTCTAAACTCACTCCTGTTTCATCCAAGAGTAAAGAGTTCAACAATGTACGCAAAATCTTTTCCAACAGCCATTACAGCTACAGTTTCAAGGAAAAGGTTCCAATGCCTAGCGATCCTTTCTATTATGTTGACATCAAGCATAACGGCGGCAACAATTACGATATTGTTTTCGGTGATCACAAAAACTTTCAGATGCACGACTTCAGAACTATCTGGAAGATTGCAAAGCATTTTGGCATCAATTATGACAATGTTTATGGCGTCTTGGATAGGACTGATCTCCCCGCTCACGCTATTAATTTGCATGATGCCCTCATGCCCAAATTCAATGCGGCAATTGCTCAATTTAAATCAATTTTTAATGCCAAAGAGGAGAAGTCATTTCGCACAAGCTCTTTCCCTATGATTTCTCACCTCAGTGATCTGAGGAAAGCTTTGCCTGACAATCACCCGATTTCAGTTTATTTCGACGCTTGGAATAAAAGCGACGACATGGGTGACTATGGCTTCACTCCAGAGCAAATCAAAGAGTTTCACGTTTTGGGAGATTTTCCTCGCCACTGCGTCGATGGTAACATTTGTACTCTCGACTCGAAAATTTCTGAAAAAATCAAGCAAGAAGTCTTGACAATCAACCAGTCTTATCCGATGATGTTCGCACTGTTTGAGGGGCGTTACGGTTCCTTCTACGGTGTCAAAAGTGCCGCTAAACTTCTCCTTGACTACATTAATTTAGTTGATAATCGTAAGTCCTAAACCACAATAATATATCCTAGTTATGAATAAGCCAGCCTACATCATGCGCGACAATTCCATCACCGTTTTCGTTGATGGCAAGCCGCACACCGTTGAGAGTTCGCACCCGAACTTCTCTTCCTTGCGCCAAGCTATCCTTGACGCTCAGTACGATCTCATTCCTGAGTTGATCACGATTGAGAATAAGATCAAGAACATGACTCATGGAGCCATCGACATTTATGATGGCAAGCTATTCCACAGCGGCGTTGAGGTTCATGGCGTTGTGGTGGACAAGCTATTCGCCATGCTGAAGGAGGGGGCGAAGGATGCCGAGCCTCTGCTCAACTTCATTGACCGTCTGATGCAGAATCCCTCTGCGAATTCAGTCAACGAACTCTATACTTTCCTTTCGTACAAGAGTCTTCCCATCACTGCTGATGGAAAGTTCCTCGCCTACAAGGGAGTTAATAATGATTTTTATTCGAAGCAGGGCAACAAGGATACTGTTGTTGTGCGCGGCAATGTTGCCGCTAATGGTTCCATTTATAATGGTGTTGGCGAAATGATTGAGGTTGCTCGCCGCTCTGTCGATGATAACAAAGAAAATCACTGCTCTTTTGGTCTGCACGTTGGCAGCTACGATTATGCAAATAATTGGGCTGGTTCTGATGGGCGTCTCCTTGTGGTTGAGGTTGACCCTGCTGATGCTGTCAGCGTGCCGACTGATTGTAATTTCCAGAAGCTGCGCGTCTCAAAGTATCGTGTCTTGAGCGACATCACTCCTGAGCGCAAGGAAATCCCTGATGCCATTTACAATGAAAATGCTGGTGATGATTATGATCCAGACTATAGTCCTGATTATAATTTCGATACCGAAACTGATGATGAAGTTCCAGACGATGAAGTTGAAAACGACTTTATTAAGCTGAAGATTCGCAATTACATCGACACCAAGCATTCAATTGGCGAATATCCTACTGTGAAGCAGATTCAGAGCCGCATGAAGGGCTACGATCTTTCTAGTGATCAAATTTTTCAAATTGCTGTTGAAGAGTTAAATTACGATCACAGCCAACTTGCTAATGAAGATGGTTCTGAAATTCCTTATAGTCAGGTAGCAATTGTTCCCTCATTTTGATTAATTATGAATAAAAATCCACTCGTTGAAAAGCTAGAGAATGCTTCTGAGACTGAACTCGATGTTGCATTTGCTCTACTCAAGTACAAGGAAATCGGTATCTACCGAAAGATTAAGGGTCTTGCCCTTGCTTTTGGTCTGAACTTTGAGGAGGTCATCAAGGGACTGCCTCAAGAGAATGGGCGACTTCTCGACAGGGAAACTCGCCACTTCATTCACGATTTCATGCTGGCTCGCGCCAAGCAATTCCACACTCCCACTAACTAATGAACGAAGAAACATTTACTCCTTTGAGCGTAGACATCAAGCCTAACTTGAATTGGTTTGAGATTTGGAGCCTTGAGCAAGACGGTTCACTTAAAAGCTGTGTGAACTTCTATGATCTTGCGCTGCAAAATTCAGTAACGTGGGCGCTTCAATGCCTCTCTCAAGAGAGTTCTCGCACTGATGACGCTTATGTTATTGTTCACTCTACTGTTGGTGAGGATAAAGAGATGGTTCGCTCCATCATCCCAGAGCCTACAGATAGGGAAACTAAGTTCTATACGGTTCTGAATAAGTTCCGCGCTGCACTAAAAACAATTAATTAAAAATCGACATGACCAGAGAGCAACTGTTCGCGCACCATACTGAGTTGACCAACAAGGCACTCGACATTATGAGAGCGAAGAACAATGATTATGCTGGCAGCAAGGGAGATAATCCCTTTGCAAACTTCCAACGATGCGAATCAATGGGTGTTTGCTCCGCAGAGCAAGGGTTCCTTGTGAGGATCGTTGACAAGGTTTCCCGACTCTCAACTTTCGCGAATGATGGCAAGCTCGCCGTCAAAAACGAAAGCTACGAAGACGCTATCCTTGATATTATGAACTACTGCGTTCTTATGTCAGCTTACGTCAAGAGCAAGGAATCAGGACAGGTTAATCCCAGTTAATCTGTAACCGGCATCATAGGGTTGGATTGTCAGTCCTGTTGGCATACCCAACTCTATGATTTTTCCGTTATATTCTCTAATCAAATGGTCTGAGAAGTCCCCGAATGTTCCGTTGCCACTTGCACCATAACCAGTTGCAGAATATAATCCAGTTATTTGGGTCTTGTACGCCGCCCAATCTCCAGAAACTGTGCTAAAATTACTGTGAATCTCTGCTTGAAGTAAACGAGGACTGTCCATGTTTTATTTTACACTTGAATGTCGCTATTCAGCATCGTATTATTCATATTGCTGACCATACATTTGCTCAACAAACCAAATTATTTCATTAAAAAATAACTCGCCTCTATAGCACAGTGGTAGTGCAACAGTTTTGTAAACTGTAGGTCGTTGGTTCGAATCCGACTGGAGGCTCCATATTATGAAAACTCGCAAAATATTAATCAACGCTGATTACGGTGGCTTTGGACTTAGTGATGAAGCTAAAGAGCTTTATCTTACCAAAAAGGGGATCTCTTTCACTAAAGAGGAAAGGCGTTCATTCCTTTTCGATGAAAAGTATTATTTTTATATTGATGGAGAATACTTCAGCGAACACGATCTCAAGCGAGACGATCCTATAATGATTGAAATTTTTGAGCAACTTGGATCAGAAAGATTTAGCAGCACCTTTTGCACAGTTAAAGTGGTTGAGATTCCATTTGAAGTAGAATGGATTTTGTGTGAATATGATGGCAATGAATGGATCGCTGAAAAGCATCGCATTTGGCAATGAGCGCGCCAGCAATCGTTATTTGCCAGTGCTGCGAGCACCAGTTTGATCCTAACGTAGAAGAATGTTACCAAGACATTGACGTTGGTTACGTTTGCAAAGATTGTAACTTTCAATTAAAGTGGGCTTACGCTCATCTCAAAGTAAATGGCTTGAAACAGTGTTCAAAAGTATTCAACAATCGACTGAAATGAAACTGCTCCCAATTGAAATGAAAAATCATGGTTATTCCATGAAACAGATCAAGCGCACCGACAAAGTTGCAATGTATTCCAAGTGCGGTGGCTTTGAAGTTGTGTTGGTTCAAAAACACAACGGTTACGAAATTAAAGGAATTAAAATTGACCCCGCAGAATATTTGCCCAAGGATGAAGATTTCGGCACAAAAGGCTGGTATTATGGCGGGCCAAATGCTAGACAAGATGCAGAAGACAAGTATAATAAACTTACAAACAATTAATTATGACCGCTGAAACTATTGATCTTTTCCCAGTTCCCGTATCTAAAATAAATCTTGGGGAAACGTTTATGGATGAATTTAATTCATTAAAAAATGATGACTTGAATCCATCCGAAAAAAATAATCGCGCCTCCCATCATTTTAGTGCAAATAGGTACATCTTGAATGATGAGCGTTATAGAAACTTAAAAGATTTCATTCGTGAACGGACTCAGAATTTCATGGAAAGTAAAATGGCTATTGATGGAGAATGCGGAATTACTCAAAGCTGGGTAAATTGGAATCACCCAAAAGAACACACCCACTTGCATACGCATCCTAATTCAATTGTTTCTGGAATTTTGTACTTACAGGTAGAAGAGTTTAAAAATAATATTATTTTTTTTCATCGCCTGAACCAAGATATTGGTTCAGGAAAAAATATTATTCAGCCACCATTGTTCATTAAGCCTAATCCAAAAGTTGAAAGAAAATACGCTGATAATTCTCATCCTGTTTCTTTGAAAAACGGTGATTTGTTGTTGTTTGCATCTTACTTGCCTCATTCGGTTCCATCAAATCAAGCCTCAACAAAGAGAATTAGTCTTGCTTTCAATTCCATGATTCGTCACAAAATTGGTAATTATGATCATTTGACTGAATTCGACTACAAAATTCTCACAGAAAACCCTTGACGAAACGTTGACCATCGAGTACCTTACCGCCATCAAGTCATCAACCACAATCATGAATAATCCAAAAGGAATCCACGTTTACATCCTTGACAACAAGGATCAGCGAATTGGCGTTCTCGCCGCCGTCGCTAATGAACATCAGCCTGAGACCGTTTTCATAGGCTGGTCGCTTTGCAATTTTTCACTTGGAGATCGTTTTGATCCAAAGCGGGGAGTCGAGATTGCTTATGAACGGTCTCGCAAGTGCAGTGCCGCTCCTATTCCAATGTCGTTGCTTGAACGCTACGAGGCTTTTAAATTCCGCTGCCAAAAGTATTTCAAGGACAAGCAAGCCTTTGTTTGATTAACATGGACGAAAACGCTCCCTTGCCTAGTAGTTCCGCTGATTCATTCAACGGATATTCGGATGCGGCAGTTGCCGCCTCCACGATGAAGACGTACAACTTCATCCTTGCCAAGTATCGTGATGAGTTTCAAGCTGCTCTTAATTACGACGAGAAGAAGGATCGCAAGTATCAGAATCAAATGCGCCGTCTTAATCGGGAGCGTGAACGTCTAAAGAATCAACCCCAAGAGCAGGTTTTAAATTAATTAAAACTAGCAGCAGTAGCTCAACGGTAGAGCGCCATCCTTCCAAGCTGGATGTTGTGGGTTCGAGTCCCATCTGCTGCTCCAATTTCGCGGGGATAGCTCAACTGGATAGAGCAACAGTTTTCTAAACTGTTGGTTCCGAGTTCGATTCTCGGTCCTCGCGCCAATGGGCGGTTAGCTTAGTGGTTCAAAGCAGAGAACTCATAATTCTTTGATCGGGGGTTCGAATCCCTCATCGCCCACCAATTTTGTCCCGTAGCTTAACTGGTTAGAGCAAGCTCTTTATAAGGGCTAGGTTCTGGGTTCGAATCCCAGCGGGACGACCAATTTTTGTTCTTTACACTTTTGGGAGTAATTACCCAGAAACCCTCTCCCTTAGCTGCATTCACGAATCTATTGAATGCTGGGCGTTTGGTAGCAATGGAATCAGATTCATGGTGGAATAGACACTTGTAATCTGACTACACAACGACGCTATTGAGAGAGGGTCAATTTTCGGTTCTATAGCTCAATGGTAGAGCAGCGTCCTTTTAAGTCGTTGGTTCTGGGTTCGAATCCCAGTGGAACCACCAATTTTGGCGTAGGGCTAAGACGGTTCGATTCCGTCGTCATCTTGGCCGATGTTTAGCAGCCGACATGGACAAGGCAGGGCAACTGCCATCAAGGTTCAATTCCTTGCGCGCCACCGATTGAAATTTACAAACTAAAGATTATCATGATTCAATGAAGTGCTGCCGCAAGTGCGGAGAGAAAAAAGAAATTGAACAATTCCCATTCTTCGCCTCGTCAACTGGCGGCAGAAAAAACACTTGCACAGTTTGCTGCAAAGAACTATCAGTTCTCAGAAAAAAATTAAAAGATGAAAATCCCCCGCCTCAAGCTGGCGAATGCCCAATTTGCTCAAATTATACGCATGATTGGATATTGGATCATTGCCATTTCTCTCATGAGTTTCGCGGTTATATATGTAATAACTGCAATCTTGCTCTTGGCAGATTCAATGACGATGAGCGAATTTTGAAAAAAGCCATTGACTATTTGAACCGTAAGACTATAGTTCTGGAATAACTTTTGGCCGCATGATGGAACTGGCAGACACTATTCGACTTAAAATCGAATGCTCGTAAGAGCGTGTGGGTTCGAATCCCACTGCGGCTACCAATTTACAATGAAATTCACCCCAGATAAAATCACAAAACTCAAGAAAAACCAAGTATTTGTGTTTGGCTCCAATGAAGCTGGCATTCACGGTGCTGGTGCAGCGAAATTAGCTGTAGAAAAATTTGGAGCGAAAATGGGCATGGGTTATGGCTTACAAGGCCAATCTTTTGCGATTCCTACAAAAGACACGTTTATTCGCACACTTTCTCTTGACAAGATAGAATTCTACATCTATTCTTTCCTCAGTGAAGTTATGGAATACCCAGACACAGAGTTCTTGGTCACGAAAATTGGTTGCGGTCTTGCTGGTTACTCAGAAGAGGAGATCGCAAATTTATTCAAAGGTAAATTCATTCCAGAAAACGTTATCCTGCCAGAATCATTTTTTAACATTATAAATTCATGAAACTTAAGATCAGCAAGCAAAACCAAAAGCTAGTCAAAAACTTCAAAAAGATTGTAGTTAAAAACAGAGAGATCGAAGATAGGTTGTTCGCCGCACTGGCATCCAAGATGATGCTGACTTCTTCAGAAGAAGAAATTCTTTTTGATCACGTTTATAACGATACTCATTGGACAGTTGAACTCGAAAAGTAATGAAAGCCACATTAGAATTTAATTTGCCAGAAGACAATAGCGAACATCTTCGCGCTGTTAATGCTGGCGCAGCTTGGTCTGCTCTGTATGACATTGATACTAGATTGAGAAGTATTTTGAAATACGGTCTTGACAAAGATAGTTCATACGAGAAAGAGTTGGCCGATATTCGTTCAGAAATCAACGACGCCCTTACACTTTTAGGAGAAATTTAAAATGGATAAAGTAGAAATCGATGGAGATACAGCGGATCGTATTGTGGTTTGTTCTTTAAGGGAAACCATCAATTATCTTCGTAACGATATTAAGTATCTTAAAAAGAAAAAGCGTTTAACCGAATGTCAAAAGCAAGAGTTTGCTGATGTGGTTTCGGCACTAGATCACTTAGAAAAAACGTTTGATTTTTATGGAGGAAATTTAAAATGAATACAGAACTAGAACAAAAACTTTTCGCCAAGTATCCGAAAATTTTCGGAGACGCCAACAAGTCTCCGCAAGAGTCTTGCATGGCTTTCGGCTTGGAAGTGGGTGACGGATGGTACAATCTTATCGATGTGCTTTGCGAAGCTCTTACCTATACCTATACTACTGCTATTGAAGTAGATGAAGAAGATGGCAAACGTTTAGGTATTAAACCTTACTCTTATAAAGACGGCGAGATTAGGTATAGGTATTTTTTTAATGTAAAGCCTCCTCAAGTAGTAGCTGACCAAGTAAAAGAAAAGTTTGGTACTCTTCGCTTTTACTACCATCTTGAATACGATGAGGGTAACACTTCTCTAGTTGAAACGAAAAAGTATCCAGAACTTGACGCTATCAATAAGCGGTATGCTGATTACTTTGACGGAATAGTTCACTTTGCCGACATCGCATCTGGCAGAACTTGTGAAGTGAGCGGCGCAGAGGGACAAATGCACTCAAGAAGAGGTTGGTTTAAAGTTTTGAACAAAGAAGTTGCTAAGGGAGAGAATTATAAAGAATATAAATTAGCCAACAAGCAAAACGCATGAAAGAACTAGAACACTACAAGAACGAAGCTGAACGCTATCGCAGAATGTTTAGTATGCGGTTCAGTGACCTCTACTCATCTGAAGATGATCTTAATCGCAGTCGTATTGCCATTAAGGAAGATCAACGTCTTTACCGTAAGATTGGCAAGAAGTTCGTGCCAGTTAATGATCCATATGCTTATGATGGTCTCCGCAATGGCTTTTGGCTAATTCAAGTCAAAGATGGTTGCACTTCTATTCGCCAAGAAATCTATCCTGACAAAGCCGCTATTCATGCTGCGGCTCGTTTAATGGAAGATAAACTGATAAATATTATCCGAAAGGCTTGCGAGGCTAGTCCCAACAAAACGCCGCTCTCCCCAGAAGAGAAAAAAGATTGGGATAAGTTTATCAAGAAGCATGGAGAGTCTTTCAATACTTTGCATTATCCTTCTATGCAGGAGAATGCAGAAAAGATTATTAAGATTTTAATTGGGGAGGAGAAATAGTTATGGGCTGCGACAAATACTACCTACGAGACATAAACTATCCAATGATGTTCTCGGAAATGAACGACGATATTGGTTGTTTATGCACTTTCCCGCACAATGACGGCGAAACTCTTGATCCCGAAAGAGTAAGATCGCTGGCATATCTTGGTGCGGCGGTTGTGCTGAACTCCAGAGGAGATGCGCCGCATGGATTCATTCCTAGTTGTTTACCAGATTGGATGAAAAAAGAAATAGATCGAATCGTTTTAAAATGAATATTAAAGATTTTTTAACTGAACTAACAGTTTTGTCCAATAAGTATGGAATCAAGAATCTTTTTAGGTTCAAAATGGAAGCGGCTTTGATGTAAAGTATATTTACCATGTACCAATACAAAGCCCAATTGATCAAAGTTATCGACGGAGATACAATTGAAGTTGACTTTGATCTGGGTTTTGGAGTTTGGCTGAGAAACCAAAGAATTCGTCTTTATGGTATAGACACTCCAGAAAGCAGAACAAGCAATAAAGAAGAAAAGGCTCGCGGTCTAATATCCAAGACTAAATTAAACGAACTTCTTTGCAATTCCAAATACCTGACAGTAGAAACAGAAATCGACCCAGAAGAAAAGTATGGGCGCATTCTCGGTAGGATAGAAACAGAAAGCGGAATTAACGTAAATGATTGGATGGTAGAGAAATGCTATGCTGTTCCTTACAATGGTGAGAACAAGGACAAGGTTCAAGAACTCCACATAGCAAACGCCAAAAAGCTAAAAGAGCGCGGCGAAATTTCTTTATGAAAAAAGACAATAATTTTAAATCTTATGTAGCTGAAAAGGACTTAATTATAGATGCTTGGCGCAATCCTGATGTTCCAAGCATTTATGATGACGTTATGAAGTTCTCCAATTGCGAAAATGTTTTGGTTAAAGGCGTGGAGATAGTTGGCGGGCAAGAAGATTGCATTGATGCAGTTCGTGGAACTAACTATGTTTTCCAAGATTTGACCCTTTATCCATTAAAAATGGCATCACGTTAAAAGGAAGCATCAACGGTTGGCATTTAAAAAACATTTTATTTGATAGCGAAGGTTCCGAATACACTATTGAAATCGGGCAGTACGACAACTACTGGACACCTTCCACTCCACCCACTCGCAATGGTATCATAGAAAACGTAAATCTTAAAGGCGGGGGCAAAGTGACGGTCAGGATATGGCATGGAGAAAAACCCCAGCTTATCAACGCCCCTAATGTTAGAATAATTAAAATTCCCAAAATCATCTGGTTTCCCTATTTCATCTTCAGATCTATTCAAAGAAATGGGCTGAAATTCTTCAAGAAATAGATTGACAAATTTTCCGTAAAAACATAATATATACAAACTATGAATAACATCACTCCCGATCAAGCATTGGCAAACTTTGCCGCACTTCATCGTCAATCGCGCCTTCTTCCTGAGCAGCATGAAGCTCTGAAGGAAAGCCTCCAAGTTCTTGGTGGTCTGGCAAACCCAGCCAACAAGACTGAATCTAAGCTGGCTCCTGATACTGCCCTTAACAACTTCTTTCAAGTTTATACTCGCGCCACTGTTACCGTTGAGGAGCATGAGGCGCTGAAGGCAAGTTTCAGCGTCATTGCTCCTTTGGTTCAAGCTGCCAAGGAGTCTGAGACCCCTGCCGCAAGCTAAAACTTAATTAAAATTCCTCCCATTAACGCCCCCAAATTGGTAATCAAACGCTAATTTGGGGGTTTTTCTTTGTATTTTAATAAAGAATTGATGGGCGCACTTAATTATTATTAATTTAAACTGTATGTATATTTTAATGGACATTATTTTGCCAGTTTCGGGCCTATTATTTGTCATAGGATTCTCTGTTTATCTGCTTAAAAAGAGCTTCGAATATGACCAAAAAACACGCCAAAAAATGATGGACGAATGCTCTCGCGTCGAGGCCGAAATTTTATCAAGAAAAATGAAGGAATCTAAGGTCGAAATAGCAGTGAAAAAGCCCCAATCTTTCAAAACCAAAAGAAAAGCCCAAAAGAGGCTTGACAAGTAAGAAAAATAGGGGTAAGTTTCTCTCATAAGATATAAGAGAGATAAGGTAAGGATAATAGAGAGATACAGTAAGGAAGAAGAAGAGATAGTTGAACTGTTAAGAGAAGCTTGATAGTTGGAATACATATGTGCGCGGCCCCATTTTTTATTAATTTTAATTCATTCTCGCAATTTTAAATAAACTTTTATGCTATTAGCTAGACTCTCATCGTTTCTCCTTATAATGGTTTTGTTTTTGTTTGTTATTGTTCCAATAGCAGTTGTGTTAAGCCTTATCACAACGGTAGTTGTGTTTGTGGCCTACTGTAATGGGACGTTAAGGAACATATTAGAACACAGAGAGAACCTCTTGTCAATACATTCCTTAACTAAAACTGTAAAAGAAAATATCAAAAAGAACACGATTGACATTTGAGCAGAGAAACTGGGCCAAATATGCGTTTTTTGTAAAGCGTTGAAGATGTAAGGTTTATATAAAGTGAAGTGTTTTCC